TTGTTGATGCTTGTTGGTCCAGTTTTGAAAGAATAAGCCAAATTTGGCATAACGAATATTTAGAGGAATTAGAGCGTACTAATGAAGAAGAGGCGGAAAATGAAGAATAAAAAAAGACCCACATAGCAGTGTGAGTCCGGGATTTAAGATATTACCTTAAAGAAATTATACCTTAAATCCGAAATTTAATCAATGGAGGGATAACATGGATAATTTTAAAACGATTCATTATGGCTTTAAAGTCGTGATACATGATTATGACGATGAATTAACACCGCTTTATAACTTACTAAAGAAGCAATCAACTAACTTAGAAGGATCTAAACTATTTGATGAATTAATTGATATACATGAAAAACTAGCTAAAAAAATTGAGCAGAGAGAAGGCGTGCAAGCATGAAATTATACGAATTGACTCAAGCATACAATCAAGTCTTAGAAATGGCGGAGGAATTAGACACAGAAACTCTACAAGACACTTTAGACAGCATTAGAGAGCCGATAGAAGAAAAGGCAGAGAATATTATAAAAATGGTCAAAAGTATTGAGGTTGAGGCTGAGGGATTAGCTAAGGAAGTAGAGAGGTTAACGAAGCGTAAAACAGCGTTAGATGCAAAAGCTAAAAACATGAAAGAGTATTTAGAGAGCGAAATGTTAAAAGTGGATATCCGTAAAATTAAAAGCTCACTATTTACTATTAGCATTCAGAAGAACCCTCCTAGCTTGCGTTTGGAGGACGAAGAAAAACTATTCATGTTTTTAGTAGAGCAACCTAAAAAATTAGATAAGAAAGCTATTACAAGCGCTCTAAAAGAAGGAAGAGACGTACCGGGCGCTAAATTAGTACAAACCGAATCATTGAGGGTGAGGTAATTAGAATGAAAATGAGTGAATCTGTAATTGAACTCAGCGTTGCATTATCCAAATTTCAAGAAAAAGTAGAACAGCCAGCAAAAACAGCAAACAATCCATTTTTTAAAAGTAGTTATGTTCCTTTGGAAAACGTCATTAGTGCAGTAAAAAAACATGCACCAGATCTAGGATTATCTTATATACAAATTCCGTTGACTGAAGAAAATAAAGTGGGAGTTAAAACAATATTGATGCACTCAAGTGGTGAATTTGTCGAGTTTGACCCATTTATGTTACCTCTAGACAAAAATACAGCACAGGGGGCAGGGAGCGCTCTAACTTACGCTCGTAGGTACACATTGTCCGCGGCTTTTGGGATAGCGAGTGATGAGGATGATGATGGAAATGGTGCTAGTGGTAATACAAAAGCAAATAATAGCTCAAAAAATTATCAGCAAACAAAACAGACGCAACCAACACAGCAAAGCGACAATTTAGCATCGCCGGCACAAAGGAAGGCTATATTTGCGAAAGCAAGCGTTGTAGGGGACCCATTTGGACATGATGCGAAATATGTACTAGAGAGTTATAAAATTACGGATACAAAATCAATGAGCAAAGGTGAAGCTTCTGCACTAATTAAAAAACTAGATGCAGAAATAGAGGCGCAAAAACAAGTTAATTAAAACAGGAGGAGCGAGTATGTCGGGGATTCAATGGATAAAGTTATCCGTCAATATGTTTGATGATGAAAAGATTAAGTTGCTCGAAAAAATGCCAGAGGGTAACCAAATGCTTATTGTATGGATTAGGCTTCTAGCTTTAGCTGGAAAAACTAACGACAAAGGACGCATTTATTTAAACGAAAATGTACCGTATACGGAAGACATGCTCGCGACCCTTTTCAACCGTGATGTTGGGATTATACGTGTAACGTTACATACGTTACAGAGCTTCGGAATGATTCAAAAAACAGAAAATGGATTGATTGAAATAGAAAATTGGGAAAAACATCAAAACGTTGATGGTATGGAAAGGGTTCGTGAGCAAACAAGGAAAAGAGTGGAAAAACATCGAGAAGCTATGCGGCAGAACAGAATAGCGAGTGGTGACAGTAAAGGAAATAAAGAGTGTAACGTTACAAGTAGCGTTACTGTTACGCAAAGTAACGCAATAGATATAGATAAAGAATTAGATAAAGATATTAACAACAACAACAGCGAATTAAATTTCAAGGATTTTTGGGAACAAAACGGATTCGGAATGATGCTTCCGGTTGAACTAGAAAAATTACTTGCTTGGGTAGATGATTTTGCAGGTAATCGAGAAATTGTCATGAAGGCTTTAGAAGTTACATCTGAACAAGGAGCTAATAAACGTAATTACGCTTACGTTAATAAAATTCTCAAGAACTGGGAAAGCAGAGGATTTAAAACAATAGCTGATGTTGATGCAGCAGAAAAACAACGACAGATAGAACTAGAGCAGAAATATAACAAGCCCACTTACAACAAATACAACAAACCAGTTAAACAAGAAATATTGCCAGAGTGGTTCGACAAAGACCAGCAAGAAGCGCCTAAACAGCCAGAGATGACAGAAGAAGAGCGAGAAGAGAAGAAAAAAGCTTATGAAGAGGTAATGCGAAAACTTGGAAGAGGCGACGAATTGGAGGCTCACACATGAAAACAATTGCAAATAAGTATAAAGAATACATTAACGAGCACATTTTAGAGCAAGCAGAAAATGACCAATTCGGAATTCAACAAACTATTTATAAATTTGATAACGATTATGGTGCTAGCGTAATAAAAGAATTTATGGGTCCTGGCGTCGAACTTGCGGTTATTCAATTTATAAATGACAAAAATTGGGAGCTGGAATACAGCACATCTGTAACAAACGATGTTCTTAGAAATTTAACACATGAACAACTGATTGAAAAGCTAGAAGAGATTAAGAATTTATGACTATGTATGAATTAAGAAAAACAGATAAAGACCACGTTGCAACTCCGCGATACGTTGTTGAAGACATATACAGCTTGATAGATATTGAGTCGTTTAAAAGTTTGTGGTTTCCGTTCAATCATTATGACAGCTTGTTCAAACTTAGGGCAGATGAATTAAATCTTAAGTATAAAGCGACGCACATATTTGACGATGTGGGAAACGATTTCTTTACAACGGAACCGCCAGCTGGCTGCGACTTGATGATTAGCAACCCACCGTTCTCTGAACAGAATCGGATTATAGAGCGTAGTTTTCAACTGATAGACGAAAAGAAAATAAAGTCATTTGCTTTACTATTGCCGCTCTCGACTCTCGAAACTGAGAAACGAGCAAATATATTCGAACAATATAGCGACAAACTAGCGATATTGATATTTAAGAAAAGAATTAAGTTTTTAGGACATTCAACATCGTTTAACCGTGGTTGTTGCTGGATTTGTTATAACATTCCAGCTTTAGAAGACAGACGAATACAATGGGTTTAGGAGGAAAAAGCATGAATTTCAAAGTAGGAGATAAAGTCACTTGGATTAAAGATAAAAACGTATCTGGAAAGATAGTTAGCATTAACGATTTTAGACCACCAGAAATGGAGTGCGCGGTTGATTTTGGCTTTAGCGATGTGGTGTTTTGCAGCTGTTACGGAAGGACGTAAAACGTTCGAAATTAGAAAGAATGACCGTGATTTTCATGTGAGAGATACTTTGATTCTACGCGAATGGGATGGCGGTTACTCAGGAAAAGAAGAGTTGTTTGATGTTATATACATGACGGATTATGCGCAAAAAGATAATTACGTTGTTTTAGGAATTGAAGTTGTTAGATTTTATGGTGATGATGAATTCTTTTGAGAATTCGAAGGAGGAAATGAGATGAAATTAAAAATTTATAAATATCCTTTAACAACAAAAGACTCTCAAGTAATTACGCTGCCAGCAGAAAGCACCGTTCTTTCGATAAAAAATCAACATGAAGTGCCTGTTTTATATGCAGCAGTCAACACTGCTTGCGAAATCGAAGGCTATGTAAATATCGAGTGCCGTGGTACTGGTCAAACTTTAAACAGAAAAGAAGTTGTGGAAATTACAGAGACATTATTGTTTCAAAACGGAAATTTAGTGTTACATTTCTTTGCACAAAAATTTCCGCAAGTTGTACATCCGTTTAGAGTAAACACGCAGGAAGAAATCAATCAAATGGTGAATGCGTTGAAGAAGGAGGATGACGAATGACTAGCACAATAAAAATATCTGAAAAAGATAAAGTGTTCCAGATTGCGACGGAAGCTGGGTGGGTTGAACAGACTGGAATGCAAGTGACAATAGCTGGAATAGACTTTGCAATTTATCCACTAAAAACACAAAACGATACGTTTATACAAGTTAATGAAGTCGAAAGTGGCGCCGGAATGCTAACTATACCAATTGATTTGCTAGTCCTTTTTATTTCAGACACTCGAGATAAAGCAATCGAATATTATAAAGATAATGTGATTCCTTTAATCCAGAAAAAAATTGAAGTAAACGGATTAGACAAATTTAGAAAAGAAGTTGAAAAAGCGAAAAAATATATGGTTGAAACTCACGGAGAGCGACCAGAAATTAAAGATATTGAGGAGGAAGACGAATGATGAATCGTGTAGTACTTGTAGGACGATTAACAAAAGATCCGGATTTACGTTACACTCCAGCGGGCGCGGCTGTTGCGACTTTTACATTAGCAGTAAATAGAACATTCACTAATCAGAATGGAGAACGAGAAGCCGACTTTATTAATTGTGTTGTTTGGCGTAAACCAGCGGAAAACGTTGCTAATTTCTTGAAGAAAGGAAGCATGGCGGGCGTTGACGGTCGCGTACAGACTCGTAATTATGAGGACAGCGACGGTAAACGTGTTTTCGTTACTGAGGTAGTTGCTGAATCAGTTCAATTCTTAGACCCTAAAAATAACAACGTAGAAGGCACTACATCGAATAATTATCAAAACAAGGCTAATTATTCAAATAACAATAAAACAAGCTCATATAGAGCGGATACGAGCCAGAATAGTGATTCATTTGCGAATGAAGGTAAGCCGATTGATATTAATCCGGATGATTTGCCATTTTGAGCATTTAATTTTATAACGGGGAGCGATGAAAATGAGCAGAAAGGAATTAAGAAAAAAGCAATGGGAAGTTATTACGATGATTGAAAAAAGCAAGACTCTCGCAGATAGAAAAAATTTAATTAAAAAGCTAGAAACACTAGAAGCAAGAGGAGATAAAGAGAAAGGTTTAGCTACACCAACACAGTTACTTTCGATATTTACAGTCACTGAATATCGACGATTGAGTAAAAAACTTACTGATACGGAAATAGCGGAAGATATGGGCATTAGCAGGAGCGCACTAATAGAATTCAAAAGAAAGAATGGCTTGTCTATACGTCAAAAGGTGGCAACATGACAATTAAAGAGAGGAAACAACTAATAGACGTGATCGCTAATTATACAAATCATACAGTCGAATACCTAAATAAATTATCTGACAAGGAGTTAGAAGTTATTTATGAAACAAGAGTTATCGAAGACTACCACAACTAGCAACAAAATTATAATTCCGTTGCCATTAACTGATTTAAACACTTATATAAACAAAGAGAGAGGGCACAGACAAGCCGCTGCTAAAGTGAAAAAACAAATGACCTATATTTGCGCTTGTTATGTTAAAAGAGCTATGAGCCACGGTGTAACCTTCTCTACACCGTGCCGAATTAAATTCACCTGGATTATTCCTAACAAGAAAAAAGATCCAGACAATATTGCATTTGCTAAAAAGTTTATTTTCGACGGCATGATGGAAGCGGGATTTTTAGAGAATGACAACTTAAATTATATCGAGGGCTTTTCTGATTACTTCATAGTCGATAAAGACGAAGAAAGCCGAGTGATTGTGGAGGTGGAATATGATTAACAAAATCGGAGTAACCGTTATAAGTATTGCTTTTTGGGCTTTCTGGATCCTGCTTTCTGTATTTATGCTAGGTGCGCTGATAAAAGGTGTGTTATGGATTTGGGGAAATATATTTTAAATAACTAAAACACTGGGGGCGACTTTATGGGACAATTATTCAATCTACCACAAATTGAAGATATAAACTACATTCAGACAGTCAGAGCAGTAAGAAAGTTCTTTAAAGACTATTTAACGCTGCGAGCGATGGCTGGTGATCGTAAATTTCCAACTATGACGACTATGTACAAGATTACGCCACCAAATTTTGGCAATGAGTTTCATTCGAAAGTAGAAGATGCTGCAATTCATAATGTCGATAACGTTCATGCAGCACAAGAAGCGGTTAAAAAATACGATGCTATTTTGAATCAACTTGAGCACATTCATAGAAAGATACTGTTTGAGAAGTTTATTCATAACTTACAAGATATAACTATTATGCTTGATATTCCTTACGAAGAAAGGCAATACAAAAGAGAGAAACGGAAGGCTGTTATTGAATTAGCGACAACGCTTGGGATTGAAGTGCTAAATTGAAAATGGCACTTTTCTGGCACTTTTTGAGCAAAAAAAGGTGATAAAAT